TTCCAAACGAGTTCTACAGCACTCACGTTTCAGACCTTTCCAGCGTCAAGGGCGTTGCAGACAGGCTTAACGAGGAATGGGACTACATCCTTCGGCACCACAGGCTTTCGTCTGTACGCAAGTTCGTTGCCGCGCCTGGTGCGCTTGAGTCTGGACAACTCACTGCACTGCTTGAGTCTAGTGACGACATGGCTGTTGCAGAGCTTCCGGCAAGCGTAGCGAGGATTCAAGACGCGATCATGTTGCTTCCAGAGGCACCGCCGCCCAGCACAACGCCAATGGTTCTAAGTGGGCTTTCTAAGCTCATGTATGAAATCTCTGGCATTGACTCGTTCCAGCGTGGAGGCGCAAGCCGAAAGGGAACAACCGCAACAGAGGTTGCTATTGCCTCAGCCGCGACAAGAGGTCGCGTTGGTATGCGACTAGAGGAAACAGAGAGGTTTGTGTCTGCAATCTCTCGGAAGATTCTGGCAATCATTCGCCAATACTGGGATGAGGTGCGCTACCTTCGCATTGACGGAGACGACGGAGAAGACGAGTTCATCTCCTTCACGGCCTCAGACATTCAGGGCTACTTCGACGTAGACATCCAAGCTGGATCAACAATTCCAACAGACCCTGCGGAAGAGCAAAGGGCCTTCATGGGACTGCTACAAACAATCCAGGGAGTTGTTTCTACAATGGCTCCAGTCGTTCAGAGCGGACTAATGCCGCCAGACTCGATCCAGAAGTTTATCGACCAGTCCTTCCGTGTATGGAGGCAAGACAAGCGAGCACTTGTCGGTCCGCTTTCTCAGCTTCAAGGCGCAGCCATGAGCGCAGGAGCGGCAGCCCAAACGGCAGAGGGTGGCCCAGCACAGGAAGAAAGCGTTAGGGATGTCGGCGTTGGTTCTGACGGAAGAGCGTTAGCCGGAACTGGCCCGAGAGAGGTGGCTCCGTCGAGCCAAGAAGCAATAATCAATAGATTTGGATAGAGGGGAATATGAGAATTTACAACATGAAGTGCCTGCACGCGCTGTGTGGGCGTGCCTTTGATTGGCACACAAAGTCAGCAATCTACGAGGTCAGCAAACGAAGCGACTTCAGGGAAGTCAGGTGCTGGCACTGTGGAAGACTTGGGGCGAAGAGGGCCTGGACTCACGCCACCCCAGACCTCACGGTAAAGGGAACATGGGGAAAGCAGGCCAGTCCAGAGCTAAAGGGCAAGGACTTCTACGGCAAGGAAGAGCGAGACAGGCAGCTAGCCGTCGCTGGAACCAGCGTTATTGAGTCTGGCGACACAAAGGAGCCAATAAAGAAGAGGGAAGGCCCGTCAGCACAGACGCGCAGAGACGCTGCCAGAGAGGCTATCGAGGCCGTTCTAGGAAAGCGTGGACAGATGCAGCTTAAAGACATCATCGAAGAAACCGGACTCTCCAGTCACGCGGTTCACGACGTTATCTACAAAGACCCAGGTCGCATCCACAAGACTGGGTGGGGCATTTACGGTCTTACCGGCGTCGATTACCGCGAAAGCGCTTCTGCTTCTTAATAGCCTGCCTCTCGTACTCGTCCCAGTCGTCAGAGGTCCACTTCCTGTGGTCCATGGCCCGCTCCATGTTTACCTCTGTGGCGTTAATCTTGGTCATTCCGCCTGGGGTGTAGTGGGAGACAGCAGTGCAAATCATGGCAGCCACGCAGGCGTCATCATGCTTTCCCGGTGGCGCTCCCATCTTCGCCTGTAGAGAGTCGATGCCGTCCTTGCTGTAAAGAACCGTGCGCGTGTACGCCTCCATCTCATCCAGTACCTGGCGTGAGTGAATCTTCACGTAGCCTTCTTTTAGGGCTCGCTGCATTAGCCCAATCATGGCTGGCTTCGTTTTCTTGGTCGTATCCCAACCAAGCATAACGGTGGGACCACTGAGCGTGTCTGTGGTTACGCGCCTATACAGATTGAAATAGCGAGACCTCTCAAGCAGGGCAATTAGCCCAGCGCCTAGCCCCGTCACCTCTGGGGCTAGGATTGCGTTCTTGTAGTAAAGGGCCATCAGTAGGCAGATTGGTGCCAACTCATCTAGCTCAATCTTCCCTCTCCACTCAGCAACCTGCTCAAGGGTTGCGAGGTCGCACACGTAAAGATGGTCCCAGTCCTTGCTGCTAGACCCCTTGCTTACGTCTGCTCCGATTACATACCTGCAACCAGACTCTGGCTTCTTCCAGATAGAGAGCCGGCCAGACCCAGGCGAAACCTCGCAAACCTCTGGAGAGTACGTGGAGTACATTCTCTCTCGTCCGCCAGGGTAGTCGCTTTTGTCGCTTATCTCGTACCAGCCATGCTCTGGGCACACGTTGGATTCTGGCTTTCTGGCTCCTGCGTACGGCAAACAGAGATCACACCAGCACCCATGTACGTCTCTCTGCGCTTTTATGGAGTTAAGGTCAAAGACCGGCGAGCCAGACGCACTAAACGCCTCTTGGTCTGTGCTTGGATACTCCTGATGAAATCGCTCGATAGAGCCGCCACACTTGGTGGCTATCGTTGCCCTGCGCCACGACAGGTTCTCAAGGGTTATCCACTCGCCAAACTTGTCTAGAAGCTCCTGCTCGTCAGTGTCTAAAGACGAAACGAACTCCCTCTCGCTGCACAGGAGGTCTCGCTCGTACTCCTCAACAATGAACCAGGGAGTGAAATGCGCGTACCAGGCTGAGTCTGGGTCTCCCGGATACTTCTCTTTTAGCGGCATCCAAGGGTAGGGCTCGTCCTGCCAAACCCTTGAGCTTAGATACATCGTGTGATGAAAGTCCCCTGAGCCATTACACGTGGACTCTGAGTAGGCGAACGTTCCTGGCCCGTCTGGCATGGACTGTAGTGTCGCCAGGAAGTACCGCTCTGGCTGCTTATAGAAAGCAACCTCAGAGAAATGGGCCAGCCTCGCGGTGGTTCCACGGGCGTCTTCTGCGCTCTTTGCCGTCATAACAGAGAGCCTGCTCCTAAGGCCCGTTGGGCCGTTAGGGGCACGGAAGTCTAGCTCTGCCCTGTTGTTGTACTTGGTAAGTGGCTGAAGGTTCTTCGGGAGGTTGTCGTAAAACATCTTCGCTTTTGTAAAGATGCTGTGAACTGAGTGGTCTGCGTGAGCAGCGATAAGGGCGACCTCATCGCGCCTTGTTATGCAGCGATGAAACATCCAGCCCTGTATGTGCGTACTACAGCCCGCCTGCCTTGCCTTAGCTTCCCATACGCGGATAGGCACCCCCGCCTCTTCCATCTCATCCAGCATTTGCTGTCTGATTTGCTGACTTTTGTTCAGCTTGAAGGGAAGTAGTTTTCCGCGCTTTGTCTGGATGAGCAGATGGCTCTCAGCGAAAGACGAGAAGTCTGCGTAGTCTCCGCCAGTAAGCTCTATCTCAGCGACCTCTGCGAAGATTTTCTGCTGTTGTTTTTTTGCCACCCTGCTTTGCCTTCTTCATCCAGTGGGAAACGTTCTTCTTTATGATTCTGACACTGTTCTTGTGAATCATCCGGCAGTGATATCGGCTGTTCTTTATCTTTCCTGGGTAGACAACGTAGGCGACTCGCGTGTCTGTGAGCCTATCTACAAGCAGCCTGACAGCCTTCCTAGAAACACCAAGCTTCTCGGCAGCCGGCCTACAAGCCAGGTAGCCGTCCTTGGTCCCCTTCTCAAAAGCCCTTGTGGCTACGTCATCAGTAAAGACGACAGCGTTTGGTGGGATTGGTGGCCCGATGGTGTAGACACCGTCAGACGCAACCCACCGATCAAGCGTATCCATTGACTCAAAACGCTGCTGTATCTCCCACTCATAGCGGTCGATGTCTGTTTCAAAGTCTGGAACGCTCCAGTCGCTTGCGTTCGTTGTACCTCTTGACTGCTTCAATGTGCTTACGCCTACCCTCTTCTGTCTTCTGCCACTCGCATGTGGCCTCTGAACAGCACTGCCTACACCACGAGTTCTTGCCTGTTTTCTTTCTTCGGGCAAGACCAAAGGAATCTACCGGCAGTCGGCTTTCTCGACCAAGGCGCTCGCACCTTGGACATGTCATGTGAGTTATTCCATCAGCTATGACTGGTGCCTTCTTTGAGTTTTCCTTGGATATGGAAGAGATGCACGAGGAACACCGAGACCTTCGCCCGTCCTTAGACCGGGAGTCCCTGTGAAAGTCGTCTAGCAGGAAGGTTTTCTTGCACAGGGAGCAGGCTTTCGCCGCGCCCATTAGGCTCTCTTCTTATAGCCAAGTGGCGTTCGCACCAGCGACTTCTTCGTTGCTCGGTTCATTTGGCCGTATTCATTCTGGGTGTAGTACCGAACAGACGCTTCGATACTCGGGCCTTCGACCTTCGCAGGCTCGACAGTGACCTCAGTGGCTTCAGAAGCCTCAGCGGTCTTGATTGCGTCGATGGCTCTGCCAATGTCAGCAATCAAGGAAGACCGATGCTTGCCGTCAATCTCTGCTTGCAGCACAGACTCCAAACCAGCAACATCAAGCTCACACAGGCGAGCCCTGGCACTTTTCACAGTAAGTTCGCTAGGATTAAACACAGATTCCTCCAGTTGAGTGTGCTGACACAATAACAGGGACAACAATGCCAGTAAAGAAGTGTAAATCAGGCGGCAAAGGCGGCAAGAAGTACGGGTCTTCAGGCAAGTGCTATACAGGTGCTGGAGCAAAGAAGAAAGCCGCAAGGCAAGGCAGGGCAGTGAAAGCATCACAATCAAGGCGAAAGAAATACTGATATGCCTGAAAGAGCCAACGTAGGCAGCAGAACCCCTGCCGGTCTTGCAGAATACGCGCTCCGGTCTCTCTCGTTTGGCGGGGACGCAGATGTTCCATCGCGACCCCCTCCTGGCTTTGCGCGCTTGGAGCCAGAAAACGAAGACATCACCCCGCTGCTAATCGAGGCTGCGAAGAGGGGCCTGCTTGGTGGCAGCATCGCAACTGGACTGGCAGGAGCCAGCGGCATTAGGACGCTTAGTCCTCTCGTAGAAGACGCTGCGCTAGCCAAAACCCAGGCAGACGCATGGCGAGCGGGTATCCGAGAAGGCAGCCTTCTTCCAAGCGCCTCCACTATAGATCCATATAGCTACGGCCCACCGAGCGCAGAGTGGGCAGATCGGGCTGCGTATAGAAAGCGCGTCGATGATGTATTTCCAGACCGGCCGTTTAACGAGAAATACCTAAAAGACATTAGAGCCCAGAGGTACCTCACTGGAGGAAAGTGGGGCGCATCAATGCCGCATAGCCCGGTAGACCCAAGGTGGTCTCCACAGTGGAACTACGGCTACTACAACCCAGACGCAGACCAGACAATAAGGCAGGTTCTCTACGACGAGACCATTGGAAGCCAGCGCAGAAGGCAAAGCATAAAGAACGCAGAGGCTGTCGCCGCCAAAGCCAGAGCAGCGATAGCGCGACAAGGCGCGACCAAGGCTCTTGTTGGCCGAGCAGCACTTGGGGCAGCAAAAGACTTTGGCATAACCGCAGCACTTGGGGCTGCTGTGGGGCCAGCCTCCGCATACGCAGGCCACAAGTACGGCGGTGCGCCAACCAGTGGCGGCTTTATCAGAAAACCAGAGGGCTACGAGGGGGCGCTGAGTTCCTCTGAAATGAACGCCTTCATTGACGCACAGCAGGCCGAAAAAGAAGAGCTAAGGCTAGAGTATGTAGACGAAGTTAATAGCCGGTTTGGCCCTGGGACTGTCTCTCAGGACGCCAGAATAGAAGAGCTTAGAGACTATCTCGGGCCGATTCGGTAACCAAATATGCCAGGACCACCCCCAGTTCAGGCTCCAACGAGCTATGAAGAGATCCTTCGCGGTCTTGCCAGGTTCCCAACTCTTCGCGTTACAGGCGATCCCAGACGACCGGACATAAGCGGTAGGATCCCTATAGCGCCGCACATGGCCCTTGGCTTTGAAGGCAAACCAGACTTTGAGAGAAAGAAAATGCAAGCCATCCTGTCGCTTGTAGGAGGATTCTAGGCGATGCACGTACCAGACAAGCACATGTGTGAGCGCGTCGAAGACGCCATGCTGGAAGAGGGCGAGAAAGCCATCAAAGAGCATGACCGTCCAGCGCCGTCAGGGCCGACGATTAAGATCGTAATCAACATGTCGGACAAGCCGCACCACAAGCCGCCGCACAAGCTCATGCCGCTCAAGAAGAAGCGCAAAGAGAAGAACAACCCGCACAACAGCGGGCCAATGGAAGACGCGCTCAGAACGGCTTATTAGGTGCCAGAAGCGACCCAGATACAGTTAGGCGCTGAGCGCGACATCGGCCTATACGAGCTTGCCCTTGCATCAGCTAAGGCTGGCGCTCTTGGTGGCGCTGTTGGCAACGTGCCAAGGGCGATGGTCTCTTATGGGGACTGGCTTAGGGGC